CTTAGGTCCAAACTCTTTCGAGTGATTGTATTATAACACACAATCAATTAACTGTCAACTATCATTTATCTGCTAACCGCATACCCTAAGACAACCTGTATCTACTAGCATATGCGTTTTGTTAACCGATAACTGCATTGTAGCACAATTATCTAGGTGTTGTAAACACCGTAGTTTTAACCATCCTGTAAAGCCCTACTAGAGAGCCTTAGAGCATGCCGCTATTCTCTAGCGTTATCTGCATTATAGCATACTAACTAACCTACTTGTCAACTAGTCTAGTCTACTCGCTTAGTCTATAAGCTCTGTAGCTAACTTGCTTGCATTATAGCATAGTCTACAAGCTCTAGTCTATACGTCTAGTCTATAGGCTTAGTCTACTAGCTCTCTAGCTCTAGGGCTAACTGAGCGAAGCTCTAGGCCTTCCGGCTTTCAGAAGCTCTGCTTCAAGGCTTACTAGTAGGCTTACTAGCAATAGATGCAAGTTCGATAGGCTTAGTCCTTTGGTTTATATCTGTAGTATAGGGACCAATTCACGTTAGCTCTAACGTCTGGCGCCATTGTAGCACAGCCCAAAGGCCATAAGAGTAAACAGATAGTCCATCCGTACACCTTAAGGCTAAGCCTTGCAATGTGATGCGCTACGCATGCCATGATACACCATTGCCAATAACCCTATGCTTGCAAGGCCTTCCAATGTGTGCTATACCACGCGCGTCTAATGGGCTACGCGTGCGCGTGAGTGGCAAGGGCCCTAGGGGGAACTGGGGTCGGGGAGAGTTGGAGGTGCCCCCACACAAATGCTTAGCAAATTTAGCATTCTGTGTAGGAGCTTACCTATAGTCTTAGTCGTGTGCCCGAATGAGGACATACCCACCAGTGGCTGCTACACCCGCTGTGCTGATACGACCACGGATGCGCTGCCAAGACTGGCCTGTTACAGACAGCGTAACAGTAGAGCTTGCTACAGCTACAATAGGTGCGCCGATGGACACCCACGTAACGCCATTGTCCTCAGTGCCTTCCAGTTGTAGCTGAGGTGCAGTAGTTGCACCAGCACCTGTGTTGAAGGCCACCTTAATTTGGTTGTCGCAGCCAGTAACCTCAAGGGCTGGTGTAACAGAGTTAAGGGTGTTGACTGCAATGGTGCGGTCAATAAGCTGAGCAGTGGCTTGAGCCACGCCGTTAGCTTGCATACGCCCAATAGCGCGGGTAAAGCTAGGTGTGGTACCGCCAACGGTCTGTACATAGCGTACACGGGAGCCTCGGTTAGGCAAATACGGAGAGTGGTAAATACCTGCTGCGGTAATACGCGGGAAGTCCCAAACCTTAGTCCAGTTTGTTCCGTCGTCCATAGACTCTTCGACCGACACGTCTAGTGTAGGGCTGGTTCCAGAGACAGCGGTAACCACAACGTGTGCTTGGTAGGACAAGCCTGCCCAAGGGGCGGTAGCCGAGGTAGTTGTAGTGGTTGTCAGTGCAGAACTAGCTACATCAACCTGTCGCTGGGACGGGTTGTTGTTGATGCTTGGCTGATTCAGCAAGTACATCTGACGGTAATTAGCGCCGGGTACAGCAGACACACGCAAGTCAGTAGTACCGCCTGTAGTTGCCGTAGTCATAGTAACACGGATAAATCGTGCAGCTACTGGAAATACGTACAAGCCAGCGGCGTTAACTGTAGACACTACCGCACCAGAGTTCACGTTCTCGCCAGTAGTCGCCACAAAGTTGGCTGTCTCGTTGTTACTCTGCGTAACAGTAAGCACACCGTTAGTACCCAACCCGACTACGTGAAGGGACAGGGCTACACCATCAGTGTTGTTGAGAACTTCACCGAGGTCAAGGTCGAACGTGTTGGTGTTGATAGCAACCGCAGTTGCTTGATTGAATCGGTAGAGGCCAACCTCTACGTTGAACAAACTTGCCATTATTGTTTAGCCCACTCTCGCAGGCTCCTTTTGTCTATGTTGCATTTGGCTAGGTCACCCTTGGCCGCTAGGTAGGCAGATGCTAACTGTCCGTTAGTCTTAATCTCGCTTATAGTCTCCGTACAGTCGGCCAGCAGGTCAGCGGGCGGCAACTCTCGGACATATTTAATCGTGCTTGAACACCCCGGCAGAGCCACCAGAAGGGCCGCCAAGGCTATTTTGCACATCAGGTGGGACATCGGTATCACTCCAAGATTTATTCGCTTGTAGGGCCTCTGATAGGCTCCGTTGGGCATGGGCCAATTTGCGGGCCTGTGAGGCGATTTGAGCCTGTCGGGCTACCAGCACCTTCCGGTCCTGTTCTTCGCGCTCCACGGCCCGTTCTACGGCGGCTGTGAGGGTTTTGTTCTGGTCTGCTAGGGCGGCTTGTCGCTGCCACAGGCCGTATGTGGTGCCGCCGAGGGCTAACACTAGGGCCGCTAACACTAAGGTAACGTATCTCATATCACTACTCCGTGCTTAGCGAGGCGCTTAGCTTGACGCTTGAAGAACTTACCGTGGTTAACAGGTAGGCCTCGCTGATGTTGAAGCTGGTGTACCATTTCATGAGCAAGCGTGTTGATGATGTCGGCCCGAGTCTTACACCGAGAGTCGATGTGCAGGCTAGGGTCAGCAGTGTCGTAGTCATAGTAGCCCATCACTGGGCCACCCATGTCTATACTCTTGCCGCATGTTAGCGGTACGCGCTTAAGCTCCCGGTCGAACAAGGCTGTATTGAGCCTTCCGTGCCAGTAGCTCAGGAGAGCCGGGGTTAGGTCTACGCGCTTGGGCCCATGCACCCGTAGGTGTGTGGTTACCCTGCGCCGAGTAGCTAACTTTAAAGTTTCCTGTGGCACAGCCGCTCTCCCATTCCCTGCGTTCATCACTTCTACGCTTAACAAGTCCGGGCAACTGCTGCCCACCGGCATAAGTCCAGCGGGCAAACTCTTTGCCAGCGCCCCAGCAGTCAAACGCATTGATCTTCTTGAGCAAGGTAGACTTAGCAAAGCTAGTCTCACCGACATTAAACACAAAGCTAGTGAGCGCATCGAACTGGCGCTGAGTCACCGGAGTCTTTACTAGGCGACGCACAGCAGCTTCCGCATGCTTAGCATCTTGTTTTAGCAACTCCGCGCATTCTTCGTCAGTCTTAACCTGCCCGAGCTTTGCTGTCTTTGTGTGCCCTGCACATACTGTGACAATGCCCACGGGGTCAACGTAGGCTACCCTACGCATACCTTCATGGGCTACGATACCGGCAGCGCCTAGCGCACTGAGCGATAAGACTGCTGCCGCTAGACGTTGCTTAATCATTTCTTCTTGTCCTTATTCCGTCGATAGCCCTCGGGGCCATACGAGAAATCTCCTTGGCTCATTGTGGGCTGAGATTCCTCGCTAGGCTTTGGAGTCTCAGCAGGCATGGCCTTCTCTTCGCGGTCTTTGTTTACCTTCTTGAGGAAACCGCCAAAGTTGAAGATGTCGGCCATTACACGATGGAGTTAGTCACTGCGGTTGCGGTGAAGCTAGCTGCGAAGTTGTTGGAAATATCCTGCAAGCGATCAGTTGCAGCACCGGGCTGGGTGTACGCCACGTTGACAGCACCAGCAGTAAATGGTGCGCTAACGTCAAGGTGTACAAACGGGCCGTCAACAGTGACCTTAGTGACTGTACGCACCTGACCAGTAATGGCGAAGGCTGCGGGTGTTGGTACGTGGGTCTTGTCCAAGCCCTCACCGTAGGTCAGGGTAAGGCGGGAGGTGTTGCTTGGGGTGATGGAGCGAGCCACAATAACGGGCACAACCACATCCAGCATGGCTGTCAACTGAGCCGAAGCAAAATCAAAGAAATCCTTGAGGGGCTTGGCGTTGCTGGACTTGCCAACGTTAGCAGCAATACCGGCGTTAACCTGTACAGCGCTGATAGCCTTAGCCGCTTCAATACGAATGCGGGTGCCGTTAGACAGCAGGCCAGCAGAGGGGAGATCATTTACACGCATGGTAATCCTTATCTACGTCGCTTGAGCATACTAGAACCTCTAGCGACTGGGGGTTTATAACGGCCATAGCCGAGTGGGTCAGCCATAGCTTCGGCGTGAGCCTTAGCCATCATGGCAGCGATTTGCTTGTTTTGGTCGAGGGCAAGCGCCTCGGTGAAATGCCGTACCAACCCTTCTACAGCATCTAGCCTATCGTCATGAATTAGCGCATTGCGCGTCATGCTGATCTTGGCTAGCTGGTAGAAGAAGCTATACGTTAGACGTAAGTTAGGTGCATACGTCATCGACGTGTCAACGTCGTGTGTTACAGCAGCTTCGGTGACGATCAACGCGCCCCGGCCCATCACTGGTTCCAAGGTGTTGATAATCCGTGCTTCTTTCTGGCCGGTAACGAGGTCATCGTCAATACCCGCGCCGGGGAGGTGCTTACGCAGGATAGGCGTAAACACAGCTCGGAAAGCACCGAAGCCCATGTTCTTTTCAATCTTCACTACGCTAGGCGCAAAGGGCTTGAGGCGCTGAGCTAGTAGTTCTAGCTTAGCTTCCTCGTACCCACCGGGGATACCGCCAACTGCAAGTAGGTATACGTTTCCGTTAAGGAAGCCGCCTACTGCATAGGCTGTCTCGTCGGCATTAGCGCCGCCACCTGCTGGGTCGATGTACGCAACTACGCTTTGTAGCTGTGCCACCTCTTCGCTAATGGTATGGGGAATGCTCAGCTTGAACGCAAACTCATGCGCAGCGTAGTCTCTCAGCTTGTCAGCGGTCATGCCGCGAACTACTGCCAGCGGGAATGTCTTACCCGTGTTGCTCAGTACCACAATGCGTTCCGGCTTGAGCGGGAACTTCATTGCGTCCATGAGCGCAGTGTTCAGCATGTGCTGTAGCTGGAAGTACGCCGTACCTTGGTCGCGTTCTTTCTTCTGTAGCGTTTCCTCGTCCAGTAGCTCGGGGTCGATAGGTTGTCCCTGATCGCCCAGCAAGCCCCCACCGCTGGCTAACGTAGGGTTAGCGAGCAAGCGGGATGCGATTAGTGGGGCTAGGCTTGTGCCATAGTGCCCCATCTGTTCTGGTGTAGGATACCTGCCCGGCCATATGCGTGTCACCACGCCACGTGCGGGCAAGCTGTTGTAGATGGACTCCATCGTCTGGGGTGTACCCAGCCATACGATGCGCCCACTCTGGTTAATCGAGGTAAAGTCCTTGGTCAAGTGCAGCAGCTTGGCCCGTTGTGTGGGCGTAGCTGAGTTCTTGCTGGACTCAATATCGTCAGGGATAAGCAAGTCAGCGCGTCGGCCTTGCAAGTTGGCATCAATACCAATACAGTCAACCGATGCTGATTTGTCAATACCCTTGAGGCTATGGTGAATGTCGAAGCCTTCAACAGAGGTACGGTCACCCGCACTCTTGTCTGGTCGCATGCACTCAAGCACATCCATATTCATGATGATACGGACGATCAGTGTCGCAATGTCAGTGGCTTGATCGCCACCAGCAGACACAATCAATACACGTCCCTTGGGGCTGTGCATTAAGTACCACACGGCAAACGCTGCCGCGATGGTTGTCTTAGCCTGAGAACGCTGGGCCTGCACCATGAGGTACTGTGGCCCGTAGGCAATGTAGCGTCCGATGTCCTTCTGGATGTCGGTGGTGCTAAAGCCTAGCTCGTCCATCACATCCACAAGGAATGGAACGAACTCGCTGTAGTGGGCTTGGAGAGCCTCAAGCTGTTCCCAGCGTAGCTCGGCTAGCTCGGCACTCTCCCGTGCCCTCATTGCAGGGTACCCCCGAAGCGTTCGGAGTAAGCCTCAGCGGCTTGGTCGAGTGCGGCTTGTGGGATAGCCTTGTTGCGGCGGGCCTTGAGCTTGTCGTTCAAGTCGCGCAGTGCTGTGTTGCCTTCAACGTCAGCGGTAATGTTGTTGTTCTTGAGGAACGTCACGGCTGCACCAAGCAGCGCGGGGCTCGGGCGAATCTTTCGCTCGCGGCCCTCGTCGTCTAGCTCAGTGTAACCGGCAACCTGCTCAGAGAATGCAGTAGCTACAAGCTCATGAAGGTTACCGAGTGTCTTATCACTTGCGGCCATTCTTGACCTTTCGTGGAATGTACCACTTATCGCGGACAAGGAACACAATCTGCAACACGGTGTAGATCAGTGTAGCCACGATAAGCCAATCCGACAGGGGCACACCTACAAAGGTGAGGCCACCTACCGTTACGGGTGGGGCGGCCTTATAGGCCTCGTTAAGTGTGTCCTGTGTAAACATTATTTAGGTACGTGGTTAGCTTGAAAGAAATTCAGGTATGGGATAATGGTACGCGCCCAGAGGCGATTGTACCTATTACCGTACTGTAACCTACGGAGCCGCTGGCTAAACGTATACTCACCCTTGCGGGGTAGGTCTAACGTAAACAAAGCAAGCTCGGTATAGTTAGCGATAATGTCAATTATCCCAACTGCGTAGTATAGGTACCGAATCGGCCACTTACGCACTTCATACTGAATCGCCAGTGGGTAGAGGATTAGCAGGAGAATCGACAGCATTAGGTACTACCAAGGGTGTGTTGTAAGATGCGCCTAGCTCAGCACGAAGCTCAACAGCGCGGGCCTCCACAGCGTAGACTTGGGCTACGCCGGGAATCTGGCTAAGGTCTAGCGCCCCGCCAGTGATCTGCTTGAATGCCTCGGACATAAGCATAATCGTTTCACGCAACCTGCGCTGCGTAATCTGATTCTCTGTCTCAAGCTGGTGTAGTTCAGCAAGCGCAGCAGGGGGCTGGGGAATGGCAGCAATGGCGGCAAGCTCTTCCTGCGTGTACTCACGGACAGTTTCCTCACCCGTGATTACGTCAATAACTCTAATCATAATTATCCTTCGTAAAGTATGTTAACGGTACCGGCGTTGAATAGGTTAGAGCTGTTAGAGTTAGTAAAGCGCAGGCGGTCTAATACGCCACTGAGTGTTACGCGCCCACCCATTACCCACGGCAATCCCGGACCTGTAGTATAACCGCACCCGTTAAACTCCCAGACGTTTCCACCAAGATGGACAAGGGTTACGTTACCGTTCTGAATCTCCCCTGCACTTCGACCAGCAAGCTGGGCACCGGCGCTGTTGGCTGCACCTCCCGTAGAGTACCACATGCCACCAGAATAACCGCTAGTCTGAATAGACCCGCTGCCAAGCTGCAACATGAATGCCCCTGTATCGGAACTGTTTACACCAGCAAGCGAAAAGGTGATCTTCTTTACCCAACTAGGTATGCCCACGAAGTCAACAGCCCCAGTAACAGTTGTGTTTACTGCTGTGGCCAGAGTCATGGGCTGCGTCAGCTTGGCGGGTGTAATAGTATTGTCTTTAAAGCCAGAGGCAATGCCACCGGCCTCGAATACAACAGCGTCTACGCCGTTGACTTGTAGGGCACCTTGGGTGCCGTTAGATTTAGCTGATAGTGATGCGGTCATACCCAAGCCCTCGCCACAAGTCTCCAGTTCGCCGGTGTAACCTGTCCATTTGCAAACGTAGATTTGTTAAGAATTGCAATCGCTGCATTCACGATAACGATGTTTGTTGCATCAAATTCAATCGTGACGGCACCAACACCAGCGATAAAAGATGCGGTTATCTGTACTTCGTCGCCCGCCACGTAACCGAGTTCAGCGGTAAGACACTTCAACGTGACCTGAACTAACGAAGGCTTGGCACCTAATCCATGTGCAATCGTAGTTGCAGAAGAGTTGGTGTACGCGATATCAGCGCTCACGAACCGCTTTGTAAACACGGCGGGGTTATTTGGTAGGCTAACTACACCAGCACTATCTACTGTGAGAACCGTGCCGCCTGACCCATCCGACTTACGCCGAATGCGCAACGCACCGGCTAGGTCAGTGTCCAGCAAGAAGTTGCGTGTGTCGTCGGCGTTGCTGCCGACAATGTATGAGTCTGTTTTGATGGTCATATTAAGCGGCCCTCACTTTGAAACGCCATGCCCAACTCGATGCCACTGGTGCTGAGGCAGCGCCTGTGGTGTTATGTGTAATAAGAATGCTTGTACTTGCGCCAGTTCTAACGGAAACAGTAGTGGCATTCTTGGTCACGCATAGCGGACCATACGTACTTGCGTTGTGGGCACAAAAAGGCGTCACTACATCCCCAATGGAGTAGCCCGAATCTGCCGCCAAGCAGACAATCTCAAACTCTGCACTGATCGGTACGACGCCCGTGCGCAAAGCTCGCCAGCGTAGCTGCTGCCGGTAAAGTGTTTTGATTAGCCTGTGTTACCACCATGCCCGACACCTTCGCAGGCGTCACCGCGCCGGTAGCTATATCGGCTGTCTGGATGCTACCGTCTTGTACTTGATCTACACCAGTACCTGTGACAAGTGTTACCATTACACCACACTCCATGTTCCACCGTCATTAACGGTAACTGTTACACCGTCTGCGACGGTAATGGGCCCAAAAGAACCTGCGTTCTCTGTGCCAAGAATTGTATGGTTAGCGGTAATTGTCTTACCGTTCTTCCAGAAGATTTGGTCGTTGCCGCCACCTACTGCGCCACCGCCCATAGGTGCCCAAGCTGTACCGTTCCACCACTCCATCTGACCAGTAGTGCTATTGGCACGTTGTCGTCCAAACACCCCAGTAGGTCGCTGGGCCGTGGTGCCTGCCGGTACATCCATTGCACCAGTGGGGCCGGTCTGCGCGACGAACAATGTGCTGGGCGCATAGTTGGTCTGCCATGCAGTACCGTTGTACACACGCAGCACTTGTGCCCCAGTGTTAAGATACACAGCACCAGCAGCCAGCGCGTTACCGTTTAGGTCTAGCACTGGGTCAACAGCTTGTGCGCCAAGCCACACGGATTTGAAACTGATTGCCCCACTAGCCGCTGAACTAGCAGTTGCAGCGCTTGCCGCTGCGCTAGTTGCAGAGGTCTGGGCCTGCACAGCAGCGTTAACAGCAACGTCAGAGTTAGCCGTAACCGTATCGTCACTTGCCTCAGCCGCAACGAAGATGGCTTGTCGTGCAAGGGTGTCCAGTGCTACTTCGCTGATGTTGCCGCGATCAGCAAAGTCAACCATCGGGTTGTCTTTAGGCGTAGCCCGGTAGATGGTCAGCACTTTACCCGCTGGGATAGCAGGCGTAATCTGCAACTGCCAAGTGCCAATCAGCATAGCAGGTGTTACGG